GGCGGCTGCCTGCCCAGCGTCTGGGGCGGCGAGGAAGGACTTTGCCGCGCCCGCTTCTGGTCCGTGCAATTCGGTCATCAGGAAGTCCATCTGGACATTCGGGTCCGAGACGCTTTTCCCCTGAGACGCGGCGAATTTTTCCAGCGCCACCCGCCGGGGGCCGGTCCATTGCGCCAAGCCAAAGCCGCCGCGCGATCCGGGAACGGTCGGGTTATTTTCGTTGATGGATGGGTCAAGGCCGCTTTCATCGCGGAGGTTCATCACGAATCCATCAGCCACCTGCGGAGATAGCCCGCGATCAATCAGTCCCTGCCTGATTTGGGCGACCCCCATTGCATTTGACGGCTTCCCGATAGCCGCCATCGTGTCAGAGCCGATATTCGCAGGCGAATTGGGATCATATGGGATGGAAGTCTGCGCCGGCTGAGACTGCCCGCCAAACAGGCCAGCTATCGAATTGCTGTAGTCCTGCTTTGCCGCAGCATCTTGCGCCCCGAACTTGCGGGCCAGAAGCGCGCCGATGATCGAACTGGCCGCCGAATTGATCCCCTCGATAGCGGTTTTCGGCTGGCCGGACATGCCGCGCTGCAACAGCCCTTCGGCAAAGGCCCGGCGGCGCTGCAATTCGTCGTAGGACTGGCCGGAATTCCCACCGAAGGCATAGGAGAGGGTCATGCCAGCGCCTTCCCGTAATCGACAAACATGATGCCTTGGTGTTTCGTCACCGCCTCTGGGTGCTTGCGGGAAACTTCCTGCGCCATCAGCCCCATGTGGATCGGGCCTTTCGGGCCATCATGCTTGTAGCGCCAGGAATAGACTTTCTGGCCGTCATCGGTCTTGCCGACCCTCTTGATGTCCATTTTCGTGCGGCGGTCGGACATGGACATGATTTTGGCGGCCCCCAACGTTCCGCCGAGGTTGAACAGCCCGCCAAGCAGCCCCCCCGAATTGGCCTGATCCTGTTGCCATGCCGCCAGCCGCTGCTGGTAGTTCTGGTTGATCAGTCCGGCATTGTCGGTCGTCGGAATTTGCGACGGCTGGTTTACCTGATAATTCGGCTGGCTGACTTGCGAGCCGGACAGAAGTGCGGTGATTTCGTTGATCGGCTGGTTCCGTTGTGCCTGCAATTCGCTGAACGCCTGCCCCCTGCCCTGAAGCGCCAGATTGCTGTAGGCATCGTTCTGGGATTTGGCCATTTCCGACATGGCCCGGTCATAGGCGGGCGATCCGATCTTGATCCCCTGATTGCTCAGTTGTGTCTGCAGATCGGTGCGCTGCTGCGAAAACTTCGGGTCGAGCGTATTTGATCCAAGATCGAAAATCCGCTTTTCAATGGCGCTGGTATCAGCCTGCCACGGGCTTCCGAGGTAGCTTTTCAGAAAGCCCGACTGATCCTTGGCCGTCGCCGCAAGGTTGCCTTGCGCCGCAAGCTGGTCATTGTAGATCGCCTGCGCCGGCGCCGACAGTTTCTGTGTCGCGGTGAAGGTCGGAATGTCGTAGGTCTTGCCCGTGTAGGGGTCGGAAAGGCTGTAATTTCCCGTATTTCCATAGGTCAGCGTCGATCCATCGGCCCCCACCTGGTTGACGTTTCCAAGCATCGTGTTGGCAATCGACGTGGCAACGCTGGTGCCGGTCTGTGCCGCCGATGTATCCTTGGGGTCAGGCGCTTTCGGGGCTGAGCTTTTTCCCATTGGTCTTTCTCCAAAACCCGTCCCACGCTTCTTTCGTCAGTGTGGACAGGACTTCTGCTTCGTCCCGGCCTCTGAGCCGGGGAATGACATGCTCGACAGCGCCAAGAGCGCGCCAGATGCGGCGGGTTCGCGCGTTGTGTTCCGAAATCCGGGCAACACACATCTGGCACCCGAGTTGGTCGAACGGGTAGCCGAAGATCAGCCCCAGATTCCGCCTAGAAAGCCAGTCGTGCCGCGTTGCAGCGGCTGACAGTTCGATTACTCCGGCTTCCGGGTTCCAGTTGTGGTAGACAATCCCGGCCACCAGAGGCTTGCCGAACCCTATGGCGGTGAAGTTGTCGAATCCGCGTTCGCATCCGGGGATGTGATCCGCGACAAACCGGCCGACACGGGCATTCTCGCCCAGAACCGGGTCAAACAACCGCCCCGCCCGATTCCGCCGCGAGTTCGATGGAAATCAGTTCGACAGTCGGCTTCCCGGCCCCGTTCACCACGATCTGAACCTGCGGCGTCACGAAATAGCCATTCGCCCCGACGCTGACCCATCCGGTTGAAGCAACCGGCGGCGCAAGATAGTTCCCCGTCCCGTCATCATCCCATTTCGCCCCATCCCACAAGGCAACGTCCCATAGGGCCGCCCCGTTGGTAGATGGCGCGTAGATCGTCGGGAACCCGCTGAACGAAGGGGTATACTCTCCCCCCATCGACATTTGCACCAGAAGCGTATCGGCGGCGAAAAACACGCCCCGCACCGCCCCCACCGTCTTGAAGGACGTGGCGTTCCCCAAGTCATTCGGTGTGCAGGTCAGGCGCGCGGTATAGGATGCCCCATCATCGTTCCCGCCGCTTTCGGCGGCATAAATCTTCCCGGTCTTTTCCCCGAAATACATCTTCCCGCCGAAGAGGGCCGCGCACTGCACATCCCACCCGACATACTTGCACCACGCCCCGGTTTGCAGATTGGCGACAAAGCAATTCACCCCGTCATGGGGCAGCGTCACCAGCATCATGTTCTCGGTCGGCCATTTGACGATTTCCCACGGCTGGGAATCGTCGAATGTCGCCGCCGATCTGCGCCACGGCGTATCAATGGCCCGCGATACCGAGGCCACATCAAGGGCGGCAGGGTCTTTGGTGGTAATGGCCGACAAAGGCACCAGCCCGGAAGCCGTGCCGATCAGCAAATCCCCCCCGGCGCGCATGTGGCATTTCGGCCCCATCGGCTTCGGGATCAGGTAAAGCCCAACCTGCGCCCAAGTCGAAGCGCTGGACGGGTCGGCACCCTGGAATACTGCCACTTCCCCTTCGGACGAGACAAACACGGCCCGGTCATCCATGCCATCGCCGGCATCTTCCGACCATGTTGCCCCGAACAGCAGGGTTCCGCCGCGCTGGAAAATGCCGTCCATCGTGATCGAGACGGCAGCGCCCGCAATGCTGTCAACCGGCAGATACCATGCCCGCCGCGAGTTCTTTTCGACAAACCAGTAACGGTTCTTGTGGATCCACACATAGGACAGAAGCGAGGTTGTCACCCCGGTGATACTGGCGTTCGTCCATGTCGTGCCATCGAACAGCTTGGCCGCGTCGGCACCGTTTACCGCCATCAGGTATTCACCGCCCGGCGTGGCGATCTGCGAGGCATAATAGTTGCCGCTGGTCAGGCTCGACACGCTGGCCGAAGGAACCGCATTGGGGTTCAGCGCCGAAACATCGTAGATCGCCGTGCCGGTGGTGGCGAACAGCTTTTCGACGGCCCCGGTCTTGTAGGTGAACATCGAGCGGGCGCGCGCGCCCACCGTCGCCACCTTTGCCTTGCCGCCCCGAACCTTCACCCCCTGCGTCGTCGGGAAGAAGTTTTCCAGGATCAGCGCGGTATCGGCTTTCCCGGCCGTGACGCCATACCACCACCCCCCGACAGGGGCGTTGATCATGATGGGAGCGGCATCCGGGGTTGTATCGGTCTTGCGCAGCCGGGCGGCAAACATCATGCCCCCCTGTCGGCCTTGATGGCGGCCTGCATCGCCGCTTCAAACTCGCCCATCACATCGTCGTAGGGCAGGCCCTTCTGCCGCCGCCAGCGCCAGATCGTTGCGCGGGCAAGAAGGTGCTCGGGGAACACCGGAACATCGGCGTTCGAGTTGATCTTGTCCCGGCCAACCAGCCAGTTTCTGGACACATAGCGGATTGTCACCGTTCCCGTCAGGGCTGGTGAAAAGTAGATTTTCCCCTCGCGCAACTGGTAATATTGCTGTGCAGAAGGGAACTTTTCGAGCATCTGCCACAGTTCCGGCGAGGTGACGGGGCGGGCCGGGAAATAGTCGTTCGATCCAGCCACAACCGCGCCTTGATCGGCCATCTGCTGAAAATCGGATGGAAGATCGAAATAACTGCCTGCCGAAAACGTGAACGGAACAACCGCCTTCGACCATTCGGCGCGGCGGCCGATATCCCTGCCGGCGGCATTCATCAGCGCCGCGATCTGGCGCATCTGGAATGAAGCATCATTGATGTTCGGGCTTTGAACGTCGATGCCGCATTCGGCCAGGACTTCCGGCAGGATATCGGAAATCATATCACGTTACCCGCAACAATCGCATGTTTCTTGCCAAACCGCGCCATGTAGTCGGCATTGGCCTTGGCCTCGATTCTTTGCCGGAAAACCTGATCCGCCACGTCCGCCTTCGCTGCATCCAGCTTGGCCATGAAAGCCTGCTTCATGACGCCATAGATGTAGATTTCGGGATCGGATTCGATCAGCCAGTTTGATCCCGTCAGGGCCAGAGACGGAACCTTGGCGTAGTAATGCAGAACCATGTCCATATCCGGCCATGTCGTGTAAAGCGTGTCGCCCTTGACCGCATATCCCCACCGGCAATTCGGGGGCAGTTGCCAGTAGATCGGGGAAATGGCCCGGTTCAGTTCGATCTGCTGGCCCTCGCAACCGTTGGCCGTCAGGGGCCGCAATTCGTTGAAATCGTCCGGCAGGCGCACCTGCCCGTTCGCATCGGTGGTGATGGTTTCCTGCTCCTCGCTTTCGGCCACCCGCAGAAGCTTGTTGATCTCCACCTCGGCCAGATCGAGATAGAGCTTCGCCCGCATGGCAAGCCCGCTGTCACCCGTCCTGTCGGTCAGTTCGGCAATGAGTTCAGGATAATCCATTGCTCACCTGAAAGTCTTGAATCTGTCGTTTTCGGACAGCCATTTGTCGATATAGCCGCTGTCCATCTGGCTCTGCGCTTCCGCCAGTTCGCGGTGATGAAGAGCCAAAGGGACGCTGGCGATCAGACGCCAATCCCCGTATCTCTCGCCCGCCGTGTCGTTACGGAGCAGAAGGTTGGCGTCCATCACGTCATCGACCTTGTAATCGGTGCGATAGGTGGTCGTGCCATCCGGGTTCTGCCGCGACCATGTCTGGCGCTGTCCGAGAAAGTCGCTCTCGAACAGCGTCCAGTCTCCGTCCCTGATGATCACTTTTCGCCGGGAAACGGGTCCGCGCGTTCGGCCTTGCCTTCGGCAATCATCGCCTTGGCGGTGTCGATCGACACTTCAATGATCTGGCCCGCTTCCATGCGCTGGTCCTCCGCCGGCCAGTAGGCATAAAGCAGTTTCACGGGGGTCAGCATTTCCTTGTCAGCCATTCAGGCATACTCCAACGGTTGCGGTGACGGCCGGAGTCGTTCCGGCGATGGTTGCCCTGATCCTGAAAATCCGGGGGACAAAGGCGTTGGCCGCGCTGTTCGCGGCCGCCGTGAGGGCCGGTCCGATGGACAGGACCGTGGTCCCCGTGGCGGTCAGGGCCGCCGAGGCCAGAAGCGTGAAATACTTGCCCGACAGCGGGTCTTTCCCTTCGACCGTCACGGTCAGGGATGGGGTGGTGCCGGTGATTGCGGTGATATCGACAACAACCGTCGCGCCACGCGCCGACAGGTTGTCCAGATCGCTGCCATTGACCGAAGCCGAGGCGGCGGCCAGAACCAGCCCGGTGTAACACAGGTTTGCCACGGGTTATCCTTTCATGGGGAGAGGGGCGGGTTTCCCCGCCCCGCCGTCATCAGCTTGAGGCAGTCAGGCCGAACACGTCGGCGGTAACTGCAAGGCCCGCCTCGTTCTTCACCTTGAGCGTGTGCTCGCCGATGATGACCCCGGCGTCGGCGTCGGCATTCGTCACCACGTTTTCCGCGTCGGCGATCTTGCGCAGCACCTTCATGCCGAGCATTTCATCATCGAGCAGGAACACGTTGCGCGCCACGCCAGCCGAGGCCGCCATGATCCGGTTCGGGACAACCGCGATGCGCCCGAACGGACCATCGTAGTAATCCGCCGTCGCAACGATGGTGCGCTTGCCGGAACTGTCGACCGCCATGCGGAAGCCGGCAACGTTGGCGTCCGACATGAAGGTGACGAACACCGATTTGATATACGGAGACATCACCGCATACTTGACGTTCGCGCCGTTCTGGTAGGCGGCCTGCATGGTGGCGTCCAGGAGCGTCTTGGTGAATGCCCGCTGGGTGCCGTTGGTGGCCGCCACCGTCAGCTTGGTGCCGGTGTTGTAGCCGCCGTTCGCGCCGGAAGCCCCGCGCGAGACGTTGGTTGCCAGCCACGAAGGAAGCCCGCCAAACACCCGCGCCGAACCCGCGACAGATGCGGTATTCGAGACGATGGCGAGTTCGGTATCCTTCCTGATCTCGATCCCGCGCTTGAGGCGCGTTTCCTTGATCTGCTCGGCGTTGCCCGCGTTCGCAACCCGGTTCTGGGTCTTGGACACGATCCATTCCTTGCGCATGATCTGCGTGTAGTTGCCCACGCGGGTCATGGGGGTAATGGCGCTGAAGGTGTATTGGTCGCCTTCAGTCTGGACGTTGGCCCCCGGAGCGGCCAGCGCGTCGATTTCCCATTCCGGGAAGATCGAATCCGCCGTTTCCTTGCCGATCAGCGAGTAGATCGGGGTATCTTCGGGAGTGATCCGCGAAACCACATCGGAGAGTTCTTCGCGGTTGCCCTTCGGACCGGATGCGGTCGTGAAGGTGTTGGTGATGATGGCCATTCAGGCACCCTTTGGGAAAGGGCTCGTCAGAAATCGACGTTCATCGCGTCCTTGATCGAGCCTGTTTTGGACAGGCGATGCATGGCTTTTCGATTATCCACGTTGACCGGGACCGCCGCCTTGGGCTTCGCCTCCTTCGGGGTTTCCACCCGGCGGCTGGCGTTCCTGCGGTTTTCCTCTGCCTTGAGGCCAAGCCCGGCCAGATGCACGAGTTTCAGCACCCGATGATCCGCCGTGCTGGCGATCTCATCGTCACTGAACCCAAGGCTCTTGGCGGTGGACTTTACCTGCACGTCGAAAGCGGCGCGCTTTACCGGATCGGCGAGATAGGGCATCGCCCGAATGAGCGATGCGTCTTCGCTGGCCCGGTAGGCCCGTGTTTCGGCGTCGGTGACGGCCTGGCGGTGCGCATCAACCTCTTGCTTGAGTTCGAGAACCCTGCCGAGTTCCTGAATGGCATTCGAACGCAGCGCCATCTGTTCGACATATGCGTTCGGGTTGGTTTGCGCCAAATGCAGAGGCGGTTCCGGCGGAACCAGGCTTTGCAGATAGGTCGAAAAGTTCTGAATCGCGGTTTCAACGACCGTGGTGCGCTCGTCAAGCTGGGCCTTGCGGGCTTCGACAGCCTTGCGATCATTCGCCGTTTCGGTCGTCTTGTGCGTGTAATCCCGCTGCCGGAGATAGCCCGCCTTCAATTCCTTGAGGCTGACCTTGTCTCCGTCATCAAGCAGGATATCCGCTTCGTCCTCTGATTCCTCGGGGGCCTCTGCGGAACCTTCTTCAGGTTCGCTGTCCGCCTCTTGGGGTTCTTCATCGGGGGCGGTATCGTCGCCGAGTGCATCCATCGCGGCTTCGAGGGTATCAATCCGGTGATCCTCTAGACCGCCATGTTCGCCTTGTTCGGGGACAATAGCGCTGGCATCGCCAACCTCTTGGGTTGCGTCCATGTTTTCTCAGCCTTTTTGCTGGTGATTGGCCGTGGTCAGACCACGACACCCGCCGCCGGATTGTTCGAGAGCATTTGCCTCAAATTCTGGCGGACAGATCGGATGGCGCGCACTTCGCCAAGGGCGGTGCGCCGCATTTCGTCGTCGCCCAGACGCGCGCTGATCGCCAGTTCAATGGCGTCGCGCTCCATCCGGTCGAAAATTCCATTCAGCAACTCGTTGTCGAGCAGGTATTTGGCTTCGCCGTTCATGCGACCAACAGCAGAAGCGCTGCCTCGTTGTTCATCCTGCGCCGCCTTTCGTCCTTGGCCCGCTTGATCTCGGCCTGTATTGCCCGCGCCTGCCGTTCGATGGCCTTGCGCTTGCCCGCCTCGGCCAGTGACGCCAGCATTCCAGCCAACTTCGGCATGGCGTCAGGCACGTCCGCAGGCGTGAATTCCGCGACGATTTCAGCGGCTATCTGCTGCGGCTCCTCCGCCGCGACAACCTCATCAAGCGCCTCTTCCAAGTCGTCCAGGCGCTTGTAGAACAGGCTTTTCCAGCTTGGCGCATCATCGACATGCACCAGTTGGATCGGCGGCAGCGCGGTATCCGCAACTGCACCAACAGCCACCCCGCCAAGATCAAGCAGCCCGCTTGAACCAGCAGAAACCTGAACCCCGCCAACGGCAGCGCCCGAGAATGCCAATGTTCCGGGGGCTGTCCCGGAAACAATGACAGTCCCCTGTGACGCCCCTGCAAGAGCAAAAGTGTCATTCGCGGCCCCGGATATGCCACCAGCAGCCGCCTTGATCTCCACCACCTTCAGGGTGGCAAAGTTCGATCCGGTCCAGTTGAACCCGAAACTGTATGTCCCGGTCGTCGCATGGGCCTCATAGCCCGACTGCCATGAGCAATCCGAGAACGCGCTTGTCCCGGTCTGGCCCGAGGTTGCAAACACCGTCTCTGTGGCATTGGCGACAATCGACGTGTTGGCCGTGCCGCTATCGACGGACAAGGCCCCGGTGTAGACGCCCCCGGCGTTGGTCAGGGCCGAGGATGCCGTGAGCGAGGTCAGCGACGAGCCGCCGCCGCCGAAATTCTGCGCAATCGGCGTCGTCGTGTCGTGCCCGGTCCATTCCGCCACCCGGATCGCCATCGCCCGCTGTGTCGCGGTGGTGGCGATCGAAATGACGCCGGCCGTGACGCTGGCATTGTTCAGGATGGCGATGGCCGCCCATGCCCGCCCGCCCG